TCTGCAAAATTCCGCTCCCGGGGCAAAGAGGGGCTCAGGAACGATTGGAACACCGTTTTGTTGAACTATCGGCCAGACACGGTATATGAGTTCGTTTCTATAGAACCTCATCTTACCCTCATAGCGATCTTTTGTCGTTCTATTGAAGGCGTTTCTATAGAAAACCAACAAGACCTGATGAAGAGCCCACTGCTTTATTGGATTGCCAAACCTGTCATCAACCCCAGAGACACAGATCTGATTAAGCGCGGCTCGCGACCCGGCCCCTGACCAAAGCCCGGTGTTATGAACAGCAACAAGATGATTCGCCGATAATCCTGAAGAACTCGTATACGCGCCAAAGCCAGCAAGTTTTCCCTTTAGGATAGCCCCAGCTTCCTCAATTCCGCGACGTATGGCTCCGCCCCTGCCACTAAGTACTATCTTTTCTGAGAGCGCAACCTCGTTAACTTCACCGTCGACAGTTTCAACGTCGTCTGTCGTGATAAATACTCTGTCGGTCCAAAGCACGAATCCTCCATGGCGGCAAAACAAATAAACCTGTTCTGCCAGTCAACCGCGCCAGGAAACAAGATGCTTTCCGACCTAGTACTCAAGCCACGCTCGATATGTGACGCTCATCGTGGTGTTCGCATACCCAAGCTTCAATCGAAGCCCGGCGCTTACAGTACCAAGACGAAGACTGGGAAAATCGGCCTTTTTCCAGCTGTACACCTTGTCGTTCTCCTTCGTAAGGAGACCGTAGACGTCGCACGTTGGACCGGCCACCGAGGCAGTCCAATCGTTGATTGTGTCCTCAAACACAAACCGCGCGTTGTCAGCAGCAGTCAGCGCCTCGACCTGAAGCTTCAATGTCCAGTCTTGTGTGATACCAGAGACATCGACACTAGCCCCAGTGTAAGCAGCCGTCTGAGTCGTCCTCGCTTGAACTTCTGTCATAGTCATGATGGTTTACCTTCCCTTAATTTTTAGCCGCTACTTCGATTTTTTTCCGCCAACTTCGATCGGGGTGCCGGTCCCATGCTTGGCTGATGCTGTTAAAGGATTCAAGGAAGGATCGCCCTCATTGACGACAACTACGTACTGTTGCCTCTTCCTTTGTTCACCCTTCGCAGCCTCAACACGGTTAGTTTCCTGGAGTTGATTGAATCGATCAATCTCCTCTTCAGTCGCCAACCGATGCGTTCCTTCCACAAGGCACCGCGTGGCGTTGTCGATTCCCACGCTGCATGTCGCTCCCTCAGTGGTATTTCGCTCTCGATTGAAGATTGAGGTTATATACACAATTCCATCAGGAAACTGTTTCACTAAATCCACAGCAATCTTTCGTCGATCACTGTAATATTGTCTTACGTCCATGGTTTCCCTCCTCTAGGAAAATACTGTCACATTACGACAGGACTTGGACCCCAAACACATTGCGAAGCACACCGACGCCGTACAGAACATCCACGGTGAACTGTTGCGCCAGAGTGTTAGGAGCATACGACATTACAACTCGCATGCCAAAGTTACCGAGCTCAGCATACTGGGCGATTGCGCCAGTGCCGGGGAGCGGTTGTGGGAGTCTGCGCATAACGAGCGCAAACGCATCGCGTACGAATGCAAGATTGTACGTTGTGGTCGACACCATCTGCACGTACTGGCTGCGCAGAACAACAAAGTTCTTAATGCGGCCAATCATGCCGATTTGGATTGGAAGACCACTGCCGATGCTAGATTGTTCCGTAAACCGCTGAATCTGGCGAAGATCACCGTATGTGGCGCCGCTAACGATTAGATACCGTTGCTGGGTCTCCGGAACCTTGGCTGTGAACAAGGTTGTTTCCGTTGAATCAACCACGCTCTCAGTCATTGTCGTGTTCCCCGTGCCCGTGGCTGTATTCGACGTAAGATTCGCATACAACTTCAAAAGATCCTGTTCGATGCGTTCTGCGATCGCAATAATCGCCGGCGACATGTACATCGACAAGAGCTCAGGCTGAGCAAGGACACGCGTAACATCCGGAATCTGAAAACTTGATTCCGCGTGCACATTGATGACAACCTGCGCATTACCAAGGCTAGGATTTTGCGTCTGAACCGATCCACCCTCAGCGATGTTATTTGAACTCATGATAGGCGGAATCGGCACATTGACCGTGTCGCCCGCGTTGGCCAACGAGGGTTCAAAGTCTCTGTTGACAAGGTTTCCCATCACCAAATTTCCCATAAGGGACGGGAGCGCGTCGACGGCAACCAACTTTACGATGGCGTCGGCAACGTTTGCAGAAGTAATTCCAGGCATCTTAAAGATCTCCTTTACGTGTTGTCTCTCGGTAGAGAGCTCCTTATCGCAGCAACAATAGAAGCTCTGTCCTCAGGCTTCATCCCAGGCTTAATCATCTCAATGGTTGGCGCCATGCCGCTTCGCATACCTCCTGAACCACCGGCTCCTGATCCAGCAACCCTTTCAGGTTTTAAAAGATACGCGTGTTCGCGTGGAATAAAATCTTTCACAAAATCGACAACCGGCAAATTGTCGCCAGCAACAAGATTCCCTTGCTCGTTTCTTACAACTAAAGGCTCAAGGATCGTAAAGGCCGTGTCAACTGCTTTTTCGCTTGCAAAGACAAGGTCTCTCGACAACACGGCGCGAATTGCGCCATGTCTTTCGGCCCTTTCCGCTCGCTCATCAGCTTCTTTCTTTTCTTTAGCGAGCGTACTAACCTGGTTAGTGAGCTGACTAATCTGCGTGTCATACTTCTTAAGCTGGGCGTTGACCTCAGGAGGAACACCCTTTCCTCCCTGGTTACCGCCGCTGCCGCCGGAACCATCACCACCGCCCCCACCACCAGTAAGTTTCACCAGGGACTCATTCATCACCCTAAGCGAATCATTGATGGGTAAAACTGCTTCACTGACAATCCTCGGCAAATCTGATTTTTTCAGATTCGCGATAGCGCTGTTAACGGTAGAATTGACGATCTTCTTGACATCGTCCAAAGAAACCGATCCACCGCCACCCTTATCATCGTTACCACCTTTATCGTCGCTACCGCTGTCACCATCACCGTATCCGGGTATAATCTCCGGATCAATTGATGTAGCTATACGCCAAAACTTATACATGATCTTGAACCCTTTCCCGAGTATCCACTCGGCTGGATGCCCCGCCTGAGGACGTCAGAAGGAACCCACGACGGGCGACAAGTCCCCCCATTTAAGTATACACCGAAATTGGCGCCGATGTACACAGGAAAGTTACCTATCACTAAAATTCTCACGGCTGATTCGAACCAAGAGCGGTGACAATGTTCGTGATTGTTGGTTGAGCAGTAAAATCGGACGTCGACCCACGGTCCCACTTCAAACGGTTAAGCACATCCACGACCTGGTTAAGCTGATACGGCTTAAGGTCCCCAAGGGCAGTTGATGTTAGCGTATTCAACTGAGCTGTCGTCAACTTCGTCTGTTCCGCCATTGCTATTTCTCCTTATCTGATTCTTTTTTGTTCCTGAACACTTGTGCCGCGACCCGGAGGTGAGGGCACCCTAGATAGAGCAGATGAGACACCCTTTCCAGTAATCTCAGCACTCTGCTCCATCATCTTTTGCTCACGTTCCCTTAGAAGTGGACCAGCGTCTATCTCATCATCGATCTTTAAAAGAAGATCTGGATTTTTTCCACGCATCCAGTTCCTGGCCATCTTCTTATACATCTCACGCTCAAAGGTGTCAGAGGGAACGCCAAGTCGAATGGTCGTCGTCATCGCAAAAACTTCCTCAGTCGACATTTCATTATAGAACCTTGGCCCCCGAACATCGAGTTCGATGTCATCTTTTCTTGCGTCACTGACATCTGCCAAAAGATTCTGCATACCGTCGCAAATTGTTCCACCCATAAGTGAAAGAACATCGGTCGACGGCATCATGTCAATTTCCTTACTTCTACCGGACTGAAGAGCCGGCGTAGCCTTGGCGCTTCTACCTTGGTTTAAAAGATACATGGTGCGAAATATCTCTTCCCTTAGGTTCTCAAGTCGATTTGCTGAATGCTCAAAGCTGTTGCCTTCCGGTTCACTCCACTGATACGACGAACCAGACGGCAGCTTGATATACCCAGCCTCTGTCGACGTGGCGTCGATGTCTGCGTCAGATATGATGACCGGCATAGCAAGGTTCGACATGAACAGCGCCCACGACAAAGTATTGTCCTGGTTCAAGTGATCGATCAGTGGTAGGTACACTCGATCAGCCAGCCATAAGCCTTCCGGAAACTCAAACTTTCGCACAGGAACACGTTCGAAGGATGCCAACGCGTGACGTCCAGAATTAACCAAGAAGACGTTGTCATCTTGATCTATCGTCTCTTCACCTTCTTCTTCTTTACGTTCGCGTCGATAAACCGAATACTCTGTTTGTGTAAAATAATACCAGTAATCAACAGTTTTGGCCTTTGTGAATGGAGACTCCTGCTCAATAAGCGTCGATTTAACCATCACCCAAAAAAGGTTTCCAAGAGAATCCTCACGCCAATTTATCACGCTCAGAGGGTCATACACGACAACGTGTGGGTCAAGCAACCCGCGATCAATTTGATCCTGCTTTGTCGTTGGAGGAGGATCATCATCTTTATTTAGATCAGTAAGAGCGAACGCTCTACCAAAGACGCACAGACTTACAAACAATTTCTTCCACACATCCGTGTAGCTTCTACCAGCGCCATCTGCATTGTTAAGAAATTCATCGACATAGAAACTTGATACTTCTTTTAGGATCTTTTTTTCTGAATCGGAACTTCCAAAAAAAATTTGCGGAGGCTCCTTAAACATTGCAGAAAGATACCAACCAATGGCTGCACCAAGAAGATTTTGATACGTAAAACGGTCCAGACGCGCGGCGTATACATCTGAATCCTCACTCGGTCGCAACTTAAGAAAACGCTCTGGGCATTTCTTTATAGTGTGGCCGCCCTCGTGCAATATGGCAAGATCGCGCCAAGCCTCAATCCTGAGTTTCCAATCAATGTGCTTAGCGTCCACATCCTTAAC